GATTACTCCGACGATCTTACTGTCTGCATTCGGCGCGATACGGATGTTTAACTCCGTGTCATTGACCTTGTAAACTCCTGGCTTATATATCTCCTCTCCAGACGTATTTCCGTTTCCGGAAGAATCGGAGCTACCGCTGCTGATCAACTTCTTGAATCTTGTCCAATCTCCTTTTGCAATGATCTGCGATGGGCAGTTTTTGCTGCAGATATCGAGATGGCGGTAAACTCTGGATGCTGGGATGCCTGTTTCTTTCATGAGCTGCCGTACAAGCTCCACGGTGTTCTGAAACGCTTTCTCATAGTTATATCCGCCCTGCACGCACATTTCCACACCGAGGCTGTTCCGGTTGCCATAAGAGCCGAACAGGTTGCCGTTTCCGTAGTTGATGCCAACGTGCCAGCATCCGCGGCTATGCGGCGCGGCCTGGTAGGCAGTATCTCCATCGTCCACGTAGTAGTGTGCAGACATATTCCGGAAATTCCCGTCATGCTGCGCTCTGGCGTGGGCGCGGGCGTTGGCGGTTGGCTCGAAGTTGTCGGTATTGTGTACAACGATACACTGTGGATTGTTGTACGGATAGGTGTTCTGGCTGCTGATGTATGATCTATCAATCTTCATTGTCTCTCCTTCTGCCAGGCGAATTGCGCCGGCGCAAAAAAGGACGGTTATCAGCCGCCCTCACTCTGTTTTCTGTGTCTGCTTGATAATCTGATTTACATAGTTACTCAGCCCCGCGACAAGAATTCCCTGCGTGACCGCCGTAAAGACGGCCATTGCCGCCTGCTGGCCTGTGCCGACCTCACTTGTAGCCAGCACCCAGATGGCACACAGTACAATACTCACGCCGCCGAGAATCAGAGGGATATATTTATCCTTTACAGCCTGCGCCTGTTTGAGTGCCATACCAAGGAAATACAGGGCAACTGCTACAATGATAAGTTCCGGTTTTACATAATTCATAATCTGTTCCATATTAATCACCTTTCTTTTTGATATGTAATTCATCAATTTCCTGCTTCATTTTCGTTACCATACCATTTCCGCCCAAGGCATGATATGCCTCGTACATTTCGCAAAAATTCTGATATGCGTACGACGGGATATCACCCAACTGCGTGTACTTGCTGTGGTACTCGATCAGCTGGACTCTGAGCAGCAACATGGTTCCTTTGCTGTTCGCATCACGATCCCTTTTCTGATTTTTTAAGAGCCAGACGATATACCCGAGAAGCACCGGAAGTGCTATCGTATATGTCTGCATTAATATTTCGTTCACTGCTCTATCCTTCTTTCTCAATTTTTTGCACAAAAATAGGACCGGTTCAGGTCCTGCTCGAATCTCTATCATATTTTTCTCCACAAAAATACCAACCACCGTATTGATGGTTGGTATAAAACTACTCTTAATGTTTCTCCAATAATTTTTCCATATCATATCCATGGGCTCTGGCAATACCTTCTGCCATTTCAACATTTCCCCCTTCATAAATCATGCATAAAGCATATTTAATCCTTGTTTCATATACTTCTCTTTCAATCCTTCCAGAATCATACGCCTTGTTTGCCTCATCTAAATCATGTTTCCATTCTTTCCAACTCATTTACCTTTCCTCCCGTACTTTTGATACGGAAATTATACCACACATTGAATAAGGATTTTTCAAAAAATATTCAACTCGCAACATTTCTTGTATAACATATTTCCGATCACCGTTTTCGTTCCATTTGTGTAATGTACCGAATCTGCCAAAATCTGATGTGGTACTGTTCCTGATGCTATTTCAGTCAAAGCATCATAAGTTGTTCCATTATATTCTTTTGTACCAGGTTCCAGCCCCTGATCAGCCAAGCCCCAACAAGATACCATTTCTGTCCCATTGTAGATTGGATGTGCAAGATATTCGCGCAGGCTCACAAAATATCTTCCAAATTCTTTTTTCATGCGGCTTTCATACGCTGATCTTCCTGCAGCGGTTCCGCTCGAAAATCCCAATATGATTGTATGCTGCGCATTCGCGTGCTCGATCATAAGTCGGTGCTGCCTTACCAGATCATCCAGATCATTATATCCACCATTCTGACCGATATAAATAATCGCAAGATGTGGCGCATTTCTGTGTATATCAAAGTCTGTACGGATAGCTGTAGGCCTATCAATGACAACGCTCTCTCCTGCTTCAGATCTTGTCCATGTCCACGTTCCTGTTCTGTCTGCGTACGAGGAACCTGTCCATCTCATCGTACCTTTAATATTTCCCACATAGCATGGATTCACATGTGCACCTCCCTGAAGTAACGGCGTTACTTTGTAGCCTTCCTGTGTTTTTATTCCACCATCTGACGCCATTGTTGCAATCGTAACAGCTGTTGTATCTGCAGGAATAGTCAGATTATCCACTTCCATGACATCCGCTCCCTGCCTTGCCACTATAGTTCTGGCTGATTCACCACCTGTACCTCCATTATACACTGGCATGCCGGCAAGATTTCCAAGTGTTGTTGTCCATCCTCCTCCAGCCGTAAGCGAATCCCCCCAGCAAGTTATATACTTTCCGCTGGTTCCCAATTTTTCATCAACTTCCGACTTAGTGTAATAATCGGATGTGTTGAATCCATCCATGTCCGTTGCTATTACTTTGTTATTTTGGTCAATAATATACGGTGTTATGGTAATTGTTGTTGCAGGATTATATGCATATTCCGTAGTATGGTAGTCAAACGCTGCCATTAGAAAATATATTGAATCATATGTGCTGCTGTCGATTTCAAGATCATCCAAGTCAATTTCTATTTCACTGTCAACTGCTCCAACATCAAGCCCACTTAATGTTTTTATATTGTTAACTCCCCATGAATACGGGTTTTTGCTTATATGGAAGTTAGTGAACACCCATGATGTCGAGAGATTTCCTGAATAATTGGTATTATGAATTTGTACTCTAATTTTCGTTTTTTTACCAAATAACTCCTTAATATCCAGCGCCCATACATGATTAACCTGTTTTTGACTCAATGAAGTATCATACTTTCCGATACTAAGCACATATTTTTCTCCATCCCGCTTCCACGAAGAATATTCTCCATACGAAACGAATGTATGAACCCTTTTTTCATCCGGATAGCGAAAACCTGCGGTCTCTGCTGTATGCGCGGTCTCTGCTGTATGCGCTAATATTAACGGTTTTATTTTTCTTTCAGCAATCAATCGTACAGAAAAATCAACTTCTTTCGTATCTTCTGAATAAGCAAGAAATTTTATGTAGAAAAAGCCATTTCTTTTCACTTTATCAACATACTCACTGGCTGTAGAATTTTCAAAAATGGTTTTCATATTGTCGCCACTATGTAATATTCCAATATTAGTTCCCCAGTCCATAACTTCCGGCAAGATGTGCGCACTATCACCTGGATACAGACTTCCGTTTTGGGCCTGAATTGTGAAGGTCCATATTCCATCCAATGCTTCTATGCTCTTAAACGGTACCTTCAGGTATATACCTTGATATTTTGTGCTATATTCGCCCTCGTTTTTATGCACATGAATAAAACCATAATCTTCTGCTGTCACAGTAAATTTTTTATCATCATCATTTCTGACAACGGCATTTTCTGCATCTGATACGTATATTGCTCCGGCATTTACTGCATTTACTGCATTTACTGCATTTTCTGCATTTACTGCATTTACTGCATTTTCTGCATTTACTGCATTTACTGCATTTTCTGCATTTTCTGCATTTTCTGCATTTTCTGCATTTTCTGCATTTTCTGCATTTACTGCATTCAGTTGCACATTTCTTCCATTATATGTCGTATCTTCAAAATTCCAAAATATTAATTGCGTTTCTGCTCCAATATCTGTAGTTGACACAATCTGAAGTGCTAATGATGCAACGTTTTTTATTGAAGCTTCTGTTATATCAGCATAAAGCGCTCCATCTACTGTAACTGTTTTCCGTTCTTGTGGCTGTATCATAACTGTCGCAATCCATTTCGCCCAATTCGGCGTAGTCCAATTACCATGGTCTCTTGTCAAATATAAATTTACCGTTACAAAAAACTTATTTGGATTGTATATCGACACTTTATATTTTTTGTTTACAATACTCTGTGCATCCGTAAGGCTTACCCATGCTCCAAGGTTTCCATCTGTTCTCTTAAAATTCCATATAACATTATCATAGTCATCATATTTCAATTCACTACTAATATCGTCTCTGCTTTTCCATGTATACAGGCCGCCTGTACCTTTTGCCGACATAGATTTTTTGATTTTATCTACAGTTTCGGTCAGCGCTGTGTAATCGGCAGGCAGACTTTTCTTGACTTCTTCCGCGTACGCAGACAGATCTTTCTTTAAATGTAGCAAAATATCTGTCTGCTCACTCGCCGGAATTGAAGAATCCACCTCCAACCCTTCGAGAACTTCCAACGTGCCAAGTGTCGAAAAAAATCGTTGTTTCAGCGTTGCATTTGTGGCGGAGAACAAATATACAACAAACTGCACATTTCCTTTGTACTGGGTCACATCTGCAGCATATTCCCAGGAAAACACAATGCTGTCTCCGGAAACTGTAGCATCGCTGACAGTATAGTAGTTGACCTGTCCATTGGCATTTCTGTAGTTAATCCGAATAGTCAGTTTCGAGAGATCGCGGCCATGATAATATCGTACCATTACGAATCGTGCAATATTGACATTCAAATCTCCTTCCACACCGGCGACGACACCCTTTTCTGGGATCGCGATTGTTCGAAGATGTTCATCGATCCGGAACTGGAATTCCTCTTCCGTATCCGAAGCTGCCAGCGTCACAGGCTCTGCCGTTTCGTAGTCCGCCTCTGTTGCCTCCGCAAATAATTCGTCTGTTGTTTTAGCCATCCTGTCTCACCTCCACCCGTCCTGTCGGGATCCGGATTCCCTCTCTGCTCTGTCCGATTACATTGATATACCATTTATTGCCTGAAAGCACTTCCGCCGGCACCATGCACTTATTATTTGATATTTTTATCGGCCAGCATGCGGCATCTGGAAGGTTCAGCCGACGGAACTCTGCCACCTTGGCCATCCCGTTCCATTCCTGATCGAACTCAAATTCCGCCTGCAGATATTCGCTCGATCCCGGAATAAGATTTGAAAAATCTCCATCCTGCTCCAGCTTCTGCCCTTTCACCCGAAACTTTAATGTCCTCATAATATGAACCCCTTTCCTGTCCTAAGCTGTCCTACTCCACATATAGCAGACAATATAAGGTGGCATAATATTTTTGTCGCCGCCTTCGTTCGATGTAAAGTTGTATCTTGCTGCTCCCGTCTTGGATGTTGGTAAATTCCACTCAACATGATCATTGTTTGTATACACAACAGAACCATTCTTTCCTGATGTCATATCTCCAACGTCCTTCCCTGTCGTGTCCATGTACATTTTATTGGAATCAACACCAACCGTCTGCGTATGATGGTGTCGTATATTTATTGTTTTTGTGCCTCCTGTTTTTCCGACCTCTGAGAAATCACTGTCATTGACATCTGCTCCAACAAGCACACGGCCGGCAGCATATGCCTCCCATGTTCCCTTCCCGAAAGTTTTGCTTGGATTTTCTGGATTCGTAGTGATGTAGAGGCTTCCGATCGGATAAAAAAGATCTAACATCATTCCGCAGATCAATGACTTGAGTGTTTTCCACGTAAGTTTTTTATTCTTTCCGTCTTTATCCGGCGGATTAATCAGGAATAGCTCGCTGTCGTCAACTGCATCCGTTTCCGTAAGATCGTAAGTATGTCTTCCCATAATCTTTCCTCCTTATTCTAGTATACCTTATTCTGGTATAAATTCCACGATATACAAATCCGTGGATACTCCTCCGCCTCCTGAACCTCCTGATTTATAGCGCAGAACATGATTCCAAGACGGATTGTAGTTGTAATAGCTCCGGACACAGATCTCCGTTCCGGTTTGATCGCCTGTTGTGCCGCCCACCACATCTCCGTGTTCGTTGATCGATGCGTGGACAATCTGACCGTTCCCCAAGTACAGAGCTGTGTGATAACCGCTGCGCAGCAGCACGTCCCCACGTTTCAAACCATTTCCGGTACTTACATCAACAGATCCGATGACATCGTGAAATCCATTGGCCGTGAAGTCTGCCAGCATGGTGCTTGTCGTGCCGGAATATCCGCGGCTTGAAATCATATCAATGCCACCCTGCTTCCAGCCATGGTACTGGAAGGAACTGCAGTCGTAATCCGGTCCTTCTCTGTATGCCTGATCATAACCATGAGAATTGTCATTGGCTATCGCTACTTCCCAGCTGCAAACCTTCTCGATCACTGCGGCCGAGCCGTCATCCGTACTTCTGGAAAGATTGTTGTACCAATACCTTGCCTGTGTTTTCCGCGCAGGCTGTGCACTGCCGGCATGTTGTTCATAATTCAGCTCAAACAACTCGGCCAGAGTTTCCACCGATGCTGTAGAAGTTGAAAACTGAGCAAAGGTCATCGTCGTTGTCACCTGCTGCCACTGGATGCTGTTTTCTTTCTCATATATGATGCGCTCCAGCTGCCCGTCGATGTCCCCGATCGCATATCCCCTGCCAGTTGCCCAGCTGGTGTATTTGGTTGATGGCGTCCATTGAACAAGACCGTATCCAAGATCAACGCGGCTGCTGTCCAAGCCCTGCCAGATTCCCGGATTAATTGTGGACTCGGACTGCATATTTCCGAGCATCGCGCATACGGCCTCCTTGGTCCAACCCCGCGCCATCAGATAATTAAGTATGTACTGCGCATTGCCTGTCATCTGCGCTACCGTAAGGTAGGCATTACTGCTGATTACTGCCATGATCTTCTGCCACTCAAAATGTGATTAAATATACTTATCACATCGAGATAATGTAAGTTCT